CTACTGATGAAGTCCGCAAAGGAATCAAGGAATTGCGCGAAACGGGCAGCACGACAATCGCAGTCCCGCGATTAACCGCGAACAAGCCTTGCGTCACCGCTCTGCGTGATCGGATTGACCTTTTCCTGCCTGATGACACCCAGCGCTTGCAGGACGCGCGCCGGATTTATCACCGGGAATTTGTTACTGCCGAAACACTCGATTCACGCGCGCTCACGATGGGTTACGACCAGGACTGGGTTGATGAAGTCAAGGACCGGGGCAAAGGGCTGACCACTACGACCGGCAGTGGTGTTGAGGAGCGCTATTCGCTCAGTGGTGGAAATGCAAGGACCGTCGGTGAACCTTATATTTGCCTCGATGAATTATACGAGATTGTCCATTGCTACGAACGCAAATCCAACGAGCGCGGTGTGCCAGGGATCTATTGCACCGTCTTTTCACCGATCGTTACTACAAGCCGCAGCGGCAAACCGATCAATGCCTATAGCGAGCTGCTTGGGTATGATCATGGCAAATATCCATTCGTGGAATTTCCGCGCGAACGGCTCAGCCGGCGCGTGACCGATTCCCGCGGTTATGGCGAGGTTGGCGCCAGTTTCCAGAAGCTTTTGAAGCTCGAGGCGGATTCACGCTCGGACGCGACGAATCTTGCGACGATTCCCCCCTTGATGCATCCCGCGGGCCGGCCGCCAACGCGCTGGGGGCCTGGTGTGAAGCATCCTTATCTGCGGCCAAACGAATTTCATTGGGCGGATGTGCCCACGCCGCCGGCTACATCCTTTCAGGTTTCGCAGGATATTCAGCGGATGGCTGATCGCGCCTTTGGCCGGCCGGTGGCCGATCAAGACCCGACCTACCCACGGAACCGGCGGATGCGAATGGTTCAACGATGGCTTGAATGCTGGACCAAAGTGCTCAGCCAGGTCTTTGCTTTGTGCCAGCAATTTCAGCCGGATGCCTTTTACTTCCGCGTGACAGGTCAACGCGATGGCGAACCGATCCGCGCAAGCCGGGATGATATCCAGGGCAAATTCGACTTATCGCTTTCCTACAACATTGCCGGCATGGAACCCGATATGCTCAAGCAACAATTCGAACTCCTGATCCAGTTTGTCCAGGCTGTGGATATAGGTGGCACTGTGGACCGCGATGAACTCCTGCGCCTGGGTCTTGAGGCGATTCATCCAGCCTTCGCCGAGCGGCTCCTGAAGAATCCCCAGGGCGCAGCGCAAGCGGAGATTGATATGGAACGCGCGACTGTGACCGGCCTTCTGAATGGCATCGATAGCGATGTGAAGCCAGGGCAGGCGCATCAGCTCCGCATGCAAACCTTCGATCAGATCATGCAAACCAATCCGCGCGCGCTCCAGATCGCGAGTGAGAATGAATTTGTGCGTGGATTGCTCGAGAAACACCGCAAGCAACTGCAATTCGCGGTTGAGCAGAAGACAGTCAATCCGCAAGCCGGCAGAATCGGCACGCTGCCAAGCCAACAAATGGGCGCTTAGGCAGGCGGAGCCTGCACCCAACGGGATGCTCCGCATCCCTAAAGATTCAATGAATCATACAAATCACGTAAAGCTGAAAGGAATCCTATGATCAGAAAGGAGAAGGGGGGTTATTCGGTTAAAAGTGAGTCAGGCAAGAACCTGGGCGGGCCATACAAATCCCGCAAGGAAGCTGAGAAGAGGCTGCGCCAGGTCGAATATTTCAAACGCAAGAAAGCATGAGCTTCGAGGAATTGCTCAGGGAAGCTGGAGGCTTGACTCCCGAACAAGCAGAATCCGAACTGCGGGAATTAATGCATGATCCCCGTTTTCGGGCCGTTTTGCGAATGCTGGCCAATCATCGGGAAGCTCTCGTGGTAAATGCCTCAAGCCTCGAACTGGCTGGCAGTCCTTCAGCCGCCAGTCTGGCTGCGCATCAATTGGGCGGTATTGATGCGATCTTTTCCTTTGAAAGCATTCTACGCGGAATTTACGAGGCGTAAGCTATTGCTATTGCGACTGCTATTACGCTTTCACAATCTCACGGCGCGAGCCATTTTCCGCCCCACAAGCGATAAATCAAAAGCATGGTTCGCATCTGCTGTAGGGATTCGTGATCCAAATCAATGTCCTTGAATGAATCGCGGCCTTGCATCCGCAGTTGGGCACTTTTTCCCGCCAGAACTCGATTGATCAATGGAGTATGTAAGGCGGCAGGTTCATCGAATATTTCGGTAACAAAGCCCCTCTTCGCTCTCCGAGTAATATCGAAGTTTGGGGTGAGGGTTACAGTGTCGTCCTGATCCACCCTGATTCGATAGTTTTTAATGAATAGCCAGTCGCCAGAATCATAAGTGATCCTCCAGCGTAATGAAACGCTGCCATCTTTATGCGAGGCAATATAGAGATAAGACCCAGTGTGGTCTTCTTCAACAGGCTCCAAAGAATACCACGTTATCCCTTCAACGGTGTCACCTTGAACGTGAAGTTTTTTGAGGATCTGGGACGCAACATTGCTTTCGAGTGGGCTGAGTGGGCCAAGATAATTGACGGTCGGTTTGAGAGGCACATTCGCAGCTTGGGGAGCAATCGTCGTGGAAGCAGGCGGTGAAACCAGGTTGCGCACTCCGATCAAGAATCTGGAAATCTGGAAGAGTCCAAAAATCATACCCACAACGAGAATTACAATCGTAAGGCCGAGCGAGATCGTTCCCCAGAATACGTACTTGAAAATGCGCCTTGGTGACGCTGGGGCGACCTGGATCTGCCCTGCAGGTAGCAACACCATAGTTGGCACTTGGATCACCTGTTTGCACCCTGGACACTCGATCACCTGATTCTGCAGTTCATCGGGTGCGTCGAGGGATTGTGAGCAGTTTGAACATTCGAAGAGCATAAAGATCGCTTTGGAAGAGCTTTTGCTTACTTAAGCTCGTCCAAATCAATTGGCTTGCGGGCTCCGTGGCGGATATGAAGGATTTTGACGAGGTTCGAATCTATCCGAAAGAAGAGGCAATAATTGCCGTACAATAAACGCCGAATCTCTGATTTATCTTCGGTGGCTTTTCGCACAATCAGGCATCGCTCAGGGAATCGTTCAAGTTTGATGCAGGCATCAAGAATCCCTGTATAAAATTGCCATGCTACTTCTGGATTTCGCTCTCGAATCCATCGGCAAATCTCGTCCAGGTCAATTTCGGCTTGCGGCGTGAAGATAACTTCGTACGTCATGCCGGAAGGCCGAGTTTGTAACGCAGCTCCGCGAGCACAAGCTTGGCTGACCGGCCCTCATTCCGATCCGCACTCGCCAACCCTTGCTCGATTTTCTGCCATTCCGCGATCGCCTCGTGCAGCGATATTTCGCGTCGATAGAAATCCCTCATCTCCTCTTGGACTAATACAATCTCGTCCCAAGTCTTGCTGAAAGATTGGAGTTTTTCTTCATCAAGTCTGCTTAGGGCCTCAATTTCGGTGCTCACAAATCACTAATCTACTTCTGGATGCAAAGTGCGCGAGTGAAATTCGCCTTAATCTGCCTTAAATCGCCTTAATCTGCCTTGAATTGAAGGGGTTTGTCGTTGCCCAGACCGCGAGAGCCGGTGTCAGGCTATGCGCTTGATACCGGCTTCACGTTTTGGGCCGGCGCTGTCAAAGGCAAGCGGCGCGAACCAGAGCGGTCATTGTGACCTGAACGGTCAGTTCCCCCTACGGGATGGGGTAAATCCCGGCGATCGATGGCTGAACAAATTCCGGCGGGCGACGGCGTACCGCCACAGGCAGCAACCCCACCGGCTGCCACTCCTGCGCCGGCTGACATCTCAGGCGGGGAAGGGGCGAATGTTACGATCGCTGAGTATGCCCGCCGCAAAGCGGAGCAGGCGAAAGCGACCGGGGCGAAGCCCGCGAAACGCCAGAAAGCGGCCGTCCAAAAGCAGCCGGACACACCGCAGCCTGGCCCGGAGAAATCCGAAGCTCTTTCTCAAAAGGCAGCAGTTACAAGCGAACCTGAAGAAGTCTCTGCGCTCGAGTCGGCGGCCGATGATGAAACGACGGCGCCTGCCCCTCCACCAGCGCCAGAGTCCGCAGATGAAAGCACCGAAGGAACCGAAGCTGAACCTGCGGGCGAATCTGAACCTGAACAGCCGGAGACAGACCAGGATCTTCCTGGCGATGCCCCGGATTGGGTTCGGAAACGGATGGCGCGCTACACACGGCAGAAAGCCGAGCTCGAGCGCAAACTTCAGGAGACAGATGGCGAGCGGCAACAGCTCCGCAGCGAGGTCGAGCGGCTAAAGACCAGTGGTGCTGGTGATCCACCCTTGCCCGTGGTTATTGATCATAATGATCCGGCATCGGGTGTGACCAGCGAGCAACAGCTCGAGACGATGATCGACCAGGCCCGCTGGCTTAAGCGCTGGTGCGAGCGGAATCCCGAAGGAGGCACGCTTGATGTAGCCGATGGCAAGGGCGGTGTGATTCCACGCGAATTCAACAGTGAACAGGTGCGTGCGATGAAGGAATCGACCGAGGACGACATCGAGAAGCATCTGCCGCGCCGGCGTGAATTCCTGCGGGTCCAGCAAGCATTGGCACAGGAGGCATTGCGGGATCATCCCTGGCTTGGCGACAAAGCATCTCCAAGGCTCGAGAAATTCAGGCAGGTGGTCGCGGCTTATCCCGCTCTGCGCTTAAGGCCAGATTGGATTCGGGCTGCGGCGATTTACGTTCGTGGGCTCGAGGCGGTCGAGGCGGAAATGAAGGCGGCGGCTGCGCCACCGGCCACGCTAAAGCCGAAAGTACCGCCACCGCCAAAGATGGTCAGCGCGGCACGCACCGCGCCGCCGCGCGCCACTGCATCCAGCGCGCTTAAAGGTCAAATCGCTGCCGCTGAGAAGGGTTGGAAGGAAACTCCGAATGCGAAAACTTTTGCCAGGCTGCAAGAACTGAAACGACAGCAACGCAGCGAATCGGCGGCCTGAATGCCGCCACATGATAAGTTATGCCAGCAGCCAATACTTACTCAAGCCCAAGTTGGGCAGGGGGCAATCGCGAGGATTTGATGGACATCCTCACGATTGTTGAACCGGAAACAACTCCAGTCACATCCGCGATCAGTAAAGGAGAAGCCCCCAAGGCCATCTTTTCCGAATGGCTCGTGGATAATCTCAGACCGCCACGAGTTACGGGTGTGCCCGAAGGCCAGGATGTCACCTCCTTCTCAAATAAAGCGGTCAACCGCAAACGGATCGGCAATTACATCCAGATTTTCCGCGATGAATATGCCGTCACCGATGTGCAGGAGAAGGTTGAAGTCGCGGCGATCGATGATGAATTTTCCTACGCGAAATTCAAATGCGCGCGCGAGCTCAAGCGTGATATCGAGATGACCATCTGCTCAGGCCAGGATCGCCAGCTTGGCTCGGGCATGGTTCCGCATTTGACCCGCGGCCTCTTTAATTGGATCGATTCGGCCGGCCCAGCCGATGTACCTGCCGAAGTGCGCACGCCGGCAGGTGCCATTCTTACGAGCGGCAGCGGCACGACCGAGGTACAGCTCAATGCTGTCTTGCAGGCGCTCTTCGAAGTTCATGGCGGTCCCAGGACTTACCTGGGCGCTTTCGGCACAAACCTCATGGCTGCAGTAGATAGCTATACGCGTCTGACTGGTGCCACCGATATGAGTCGCGTCCGCTACACGGTCAATGAGGATGCCAAGGATCATGTCATCACTCTCCAGGTCAGACGCTTTGAGAGCACTTTCGGCATTATCAATTTTGTGCCGGATGTCTTCCTGAATCCCACGCCTGGCACGATCAGCCAGAATGCTGGCCTGATTCTCGATCCTGATCTTTTGGAACTGGCCTATATGGACAAGCTCCATTCGATGGAATTGCAGGATCAAGGTGGTGGCCCTCGCGGTTACACCAAGGCGATGTTGCAACTGCGGGTGTTGAATCCGCGCGGTCTGGGCAAGATCACCTAAACTTTTAATCCCAAAGGGAACAATATGAGAATCAATGCTCTAACTGAGAATGAGCAAAGCAGAGGTTTCACGCATTTGATCGTTCTGCGCTATTCATCTGTAACGGCCGATAACGATTTCAACGTCGCCGCCACAACGACAGCCATCAATGCAATTCCATTGGCTGCGGGTGATGTAATCAATTATCCGCTCGCCCAGGTTTATTGCAAAACAGCACCGGCGGGTTTGACGGCGCCAACGTGCTCCGTTGGGGTAACGGGGACGGCCGCGGCGCTTGTCGCCAGTGGCACGCTTGCCACGGGGCGCTCGCTCATGTCGGTGGGGCCGGCTGCAACTGCCGGCGGACCTTTCGAGAGTGATGGCAGCGCAAAGTTTCTCACCGTCACGCTGGCAGCGACTAACAACCTGAACGTAGCCACATCCGGCGAGGTTCATGTTTATGTGAATATCAGCCGCGCCGCTGATCTGGCGCGTGTGGTTGGATAAACAATTTGTGCAGGCCGCGGAGCGACGCCTGGATTTCGAAATCAATCCCCTCGGCTAATCAGGCAAACTTCCGATCGTACAGTACATCCTGGATTGGGTTCAGTGGGACAATCCGCGGCCTGCTCATTCTCGAAAGAAATTGCGATGGAGATCCTGGTCCCCAAGTGGGGGGGCATATTCGCTGAAAGTCGCCGGACGATCGAGAGGGAATTGCGCTTCGCGACCTGGTTGCGCGAACGAATCGAGCGGGAAAGGGCAGATACCAGGCGCCGGATGTTGAAAGCCGCATTGCCCTATCGCGAGAGCAAGCAGCGCCAGTTTGGTGAGCTCACGCTCACAGGAATCATTGATGGGCGGACCTTTTTTCGCTGGATGCAGACTGATCCACATTTTTGGGAGGATAAAGGCAACTGGAAACGCTTTGCCCGCGATAACCCGGAGGTTCAACCGTGGAAGTAAGGACCACCGCTGCCAGCAGCATCTTTCGGGGTACATGCGCTCTGCATGGTCAACCGTGGTCCTATCGGGCGGGGGAGGATTCACTCTCGATCACGGACTTTCGGATGATTCGGAGCCTGCTTTCCAACAGGCTTAACGTTATCTGGCATACTTTTCCCTGGCCGGCCGTCATCGAGACCAAGACGCGCCAGCGGCTTCCAGACATCTTCGAAGCCCGACTTTATCACCCTGGGGACATGGTTCTCGATGCCGTAACAAACGCCTGTTATGTGTGTGTTGAGGGCACA